TTATAATCGCCAAATTCATTTGTACAGTTTTTTCAATTCAGATGTACAAAAAAATGTTTTTTTCGGCCAATCAAAAAGCGTTTGAAAATCGTTTAACGGCCCTTTAATCGGGGGCGAATTAAAACGACTTCAAACGCTTGATTTTTAGTAAAATTATTCTCTGAATATTTTTGTCTTTCGGATAATTATTCTTATATTTGTATTGTAAAATGTCCTTGTTTTAGTCGGTCGGCGATTCGCCTCTTGCGGTGTTCTTCACCATCATGATGTCGGTATATCCGGCCAAGTAGTTAATCGACGATTTTATCTCGCATCGCTGTGCCCCGGCGAATGGGTTGGCGTCGAATTGTGTGCGGCAGAACCAGTCGATAAGTTCGATTATCTGCGATTTGTTCGAGGTGAAATAGATGTACGAATGTCCCTCGAGGACTTTCAGCACGTCGAGGTAGTCGGCCAGTTTCCAGTAGCATTTGTAGGATGTTGCGTCGGTGGACAGATACGGCGGATCGACGAGAAACACGACATTCTCCGCATCTTTGTATTGCATGAACAGTTCACGGTAATCGGCCTTTACGATTTCAACGCCGTCGAGATACCCGTCTGCGACATAATCGGTCTGCTTGATGGAATTGTAGAAGTTCTCCTTTTTCAGTTCATCGAACGAGCGTACATAACGACCCGAAAACAGCAGGGACGACGAGAGTGTGATATAATCGACGAATCCCGTCTCCTCTTCCTTACATATCAAGTTAAGGATACGTGCCCGCAACTCTTCGGGCATTCGTTCCCCCTTTGAAATTCCCCCCCCCACGAAATTCCGGATTTTGGCGAGTAATGCGTTGGTTTTGGGGATGTTTTCCAGCCGCAGATGAAAGTCGTCGAAATCGTTGTAGACGACTCGTGCCTCGGGGCGTTCCTGTTTGGCGACATGGGACAGGAGGCCACTGCCTCCGAACAGATCGACGAACACGGCAGCGTCGGGGAACTGGGACAATGCCTTCCGGAACTCGCCGATAAAACGGCGTTTCTGTCCCTGGAACGGCAGCGGGGCGGAATTGTAAACGGGTTGTTTCTTCATTCGGCAAAAATGTTTTTATAAGGTTAAATAGGGTTCGAATTGTTTTCGTATATTTGCAGTCTCTTACCTCTGCACTCTTGCAGAACATAAAACTACAAATGCGAGAACGCCGATACGCGACCAAAGGATTGCCCTCGGTTGTGCGTATCGGCGCATTTATGTTAGTGCAGAGGTAAGAGACTCACTAACAGCCGGGGGCTTTTTCATGCCCCTATTTCATCGGTTTTTACTTTACGAGATAGCCTGCCACGAGCAGGAGCCACGTTGCGAGGTTCCCGACCGCGTAGGCTATCGTCTCGCCTCGTGAGAATTTCACGGCCCGGGTTTTTGCGACGAGACGCGCAAGAAGCAGGGCGACGAGGGCCACGACGGGCAGGGCCGTCCAGAGCGAGAGCCCGCAAACGAGCGACAGGACGGCGGTCACGGCCGCCGCGACGAGCCCCAGCACGAAGGTCTGGTAGCACTCCTTGCCGACCGCTGCGAGCAGGGCAAGGATGAAAGAGATTGCTTTTTTCATGGTGCAAGTTATTTTAAGTGAAACAGGCTTGTCATTTCCAACGTCCTATGGCCATCCATTGAAAGGCCATCCCGTAGTTGCCCTGATCGCCTCCGCTACGGATGTATCGGGGCTGGATTGAAAATCGTGTAGTCGATATTTCGGTAACGCCTCCGGCCTCGACCGTATCTGTTCCCTGCTTCTCGATGGAAATCAACACGGCGAAGGGTGTAGCGGAGAATGCGACGGGGAAGAGCACCGAACGGGAGGTGTAGCTGGTTCCGCTGGGAGCTGGAGCCAGACGCCCCCATTGAAACATCAGCCCGTCGGGCGCTTTGTAATAGCCGTTCTGGGAGAATGTCTTGGTCAGCGTCACGTTCGACAGGTTCTTGTCCGCCTTGGCGTTCCAGGCCGATTTCTCGGCGTCGCTCACGAATCGGCTGGAGGTATCCTGGTTGATCTGTTCGGCCGGGATTCCGTCCTCAAATCCCCCCCCCTTGCGTATGCGAGGGTGTTCCAGGGCGTCTTGCCGTCCCCGACCTTGTGCAGCGTCGTGTCGGATTCGTAGACGATCTCCCCTTTGAGCAGCACGGGGTTCTTGGCCTTCAGCGCGGCCGCGGTATATGCCGGGTGCTGAACCCGGCCCTTGATTGTCTTTGCCATCATCGAAAAAAATTATTCGTTCTTTATTTCCAGCGGCCTATTACCAGCCAGTGGACTTTTTCCGCCGTGCCGCACAAGCCGCCGTTTATGTCGCTGAGATTCGACCAGCGGGATTGGTAGCGCAAGTATTGTGCGGTCACCTCCACGTAGGATGCGGAGGTGATGACCTCCCCGTTTCCATAGTGCGCCGAGAGCAGGCAAATGAAGGGTGTCGCGATAAACGACGTGGGGAAATAGATCTTGGCCGCACCTCCGGGCGAAACTCCCCACTGGAACATCACCCCGTCGGGCGCCTTGTAATAACCATTGGTCGAAAACAGTTTTCCCAGCGTCACGTTCGACAGATCCTTCGCCGCCTTGCTATTCCATGTCGTTTTTTCGGTGTCGCTAACGAACCTATGCCCGGCATCCTGCGTCACCTTTTCGGCTGCGAGCGGCCCGTCGAAGTCCCCTTTGGCATAAGGGAGGGTATTCCAGGCCGTCGTGCCGTTCCCGATCTTGTGCCGTGTCGTATCGGACTCGTAGACGACCTCTCCTTTGAGCAGCACGGGGTTCTTGGCCTTCAGTGCGGCCGCCGTGTATGCCGGATGTTGTGTCCGGCCCTTGAGCGTCTTTGCCATTATTGCACGTCGTTATCTGTTTTCGGCCTCTCGGCCATCGTCTGCCGGGCGACGTCCTTGCATTGCTCGGCGTATTCGAACCATGCCTCGAACTCTCCGGGTTTGGTGTCCCGCTGGCGGAGTATCGCCAGCTCGTCGTCCACCGAATAGCGTTCCCGAATCCGCTGCCGCACGAGCTGTTCGTAGGTGAGGACGATCGGTTCGGGCTGGGGTTCCCTCAGCACGGGCATCCCGTTCCCGTCCTCGACGATCTCCATTCCCCGCGCCTGCCCGTCGAGCAGACGGCGCCATTTGCCCTCGGTGATTTCGACAGCTCCTTCGACGGGCTGGTCGTAAAAGCCCTGTTTCCAGTATTTCATTGTGCACATCTGTTTGGTTACTATTCCATGCCCGGTATCGTACATTGCAGGACGAACTCCCCGGCGGGCAGGTCGTCGAGCTTCTTCTTGTCGGCCGCGGACATCAGGCCGTTCGCCGACTGGCTGGCGACGGCCGTCGAGGCCTTGTCGTTCCAGGTCGATTTCTCCGTGTCGCTGACGAAGCGGTGCGAGGCGTCCTCGGCGATCATCGTCGCCGGGTGGCTGGCCGGATGGACGTAGTTGTTCGCTCCGGTCGCCACGCCGTCGAGTTTCTGCTTGTCGGCCGCTGACATCAGACCCGCCGCGGTCGTGGAGGCCATATTTCCGCCGGGCTTCTCGTTCCACGCCTTCCGTTCGGCGTCGGTGATGAAACGGTGCGTCTCGTCTTGGGCGATCATCGTCGCCGGATGGCTGGCCGGGTGCTGGTAGTTGTTCGCACCTACCGCCACGCCGTCGAGTTTCTTCTTGTCGGCTGCGGACATCAGACCCGCCGCGGAGGCCGAGGCGGTCGTCTTGTCGGCCTTGCCGCTCCAGGTCGATTTCTCCGTGTCCGTCACGAAGCGGTGCGAGGCATCCTCCTGAATCATCGTCGCCGGGTGGCTGGACGGGTGTACGTAATTGTTCGCCCCGGCGGCTATGCCGGCCAGCTTCTGCTTCTCGGCCGTGGTGTAGTCCTCGGTCGAAAGACCTTTGCCCGTGACCTTATCGACCTTTTGGCCGAGCTGTTTGGTCACGGTCGCGGCGAAGTTCGGGTCGTTGCCGAGGGCGTCGGCCAGCTCCTTGAGCGTGTCGAGGGCTTCGGGCGAGCCGTTGAGTATCTGTTCGACGGCCTTGTCGACGTACTCCTTGGCCGAGGCGAGGGTTGAAGCATCCCCGGAGGTCATGTCGGAGCGGATCGCCGTTTCGCGGGCAGCGGTGTGATCTTTCGCCGCCTGGAGCGTCGAGGCGTCGGCCGCCGCGAAGTCCTTGCGGACGGCCGCCTCACGGTCGTTGGTGTGGCCTTTGGCCGCATTCAGCGTCGCCGTGTCTCCGTTCTGCAGCTCCTTGCGCAGTACGCCCTCGCGCTCGGTGGTGAATGCCTTGGCCGAGGAGAGCGTCGCAGCGTCTCCGTCGGTCATATCCTTACGGATCGCCGTTTCGCGGGCTGCGGTGTGATCCTTCGCCGCCTGGAGCGTCGAGGCATCGGCTGTCGCAAAGTCTTTGCGGATGGCCGCCTCCCGTCCGTCGGTGTACTCGTTCGCCGAGGCAAGCATCGCGGCGTCCCCGTCCTGCTGTTCCCTGCGCAGCACGCCCTCGCGTTCGGTAGTGAAGGCTTTGGCCTGCGTAAGCGTCGCGGCATCGCCGTCGGTCATGTCCTTGCGGATGGCCGTCTCACGGGCCGCGGTGTGATCCTTCGCCGCCTGGAGCGTCGAGGCATCGCCGTCCTGCAGCTCCTTGCGCAGCACGCCTTCGCGTTCGGTGGTGAACGCCTTGGCCGAGGAGAGCGTCGCAGCGTCGCCCGCAGTCATATCCTTGCGGATGACTGCCTCCCTTCCGTCGGTGTAGGTCTTGGCCGACGCGAGGGTCTTCTCGTCGGCCGCCGCAAACTCCTTGCGGATGGCGGCGTCCTCCTCGCGGAGCTGGTCGATGGCTTCGTCGGTCTGTTCGATGTAGTCGGCCAGGTTCTCCTCGTCTTTCGCTATGCGCTCTTCGAGCCGCTTGCCGTCGGCGTCCGGATATTTGCCATTGAGCTGGTCGGTTAGCCCTCCGACCTTATCCATCGAAATCTCGTCCTCGGTCTTGTGCCAGAAGCTGTCGAACAAATCCGAGAACTGCTCGGCCGTGGGATACATGCCCCTGCCGAACCATTTGCGCAGCATGGCGCGAACTCTGATTGCCATTGTCGTCGTGTTTATTTGGTTCGCATGATGTAGGCCAGGGCGTAGTACGGCGGGCGGTTCTCGTGGGGTCGTCCTCCGCCCGCGGTGTCGGTGCGGCCGCTGCCCGAATTGAGTTCGTTGGCGGAACCTCCGCCCGTGAACCTTCGCCCCCTGTTCACGAGGAACAGCCCGTGGTCGTGCTCGGGCATTTCCTCCACGGAGAGCGTGTGGGTTTTCTCGCCGCCCACGGCCCCGAACTCGTCGTAGTCGCCGTCGATGGGGTTATAACCCACGACGAAGCGGCCGCGCAGATCCGGCAGTCGGAAGTAGCCCGCCGTGGTCGAGAGCTTGCGGCCGTTGCAGTCCGTGCCGTTGTTGAACGCCGAACCGATGGCCTCGTACAGGTCGGGATATTCCGACTGCTTGAGCTGCTGCCCTTCGCAGAGGGCGTATCCGTCGGGAACGTCAGTCCCGGCCCAGGTCTCGACCATTCCCAGGGGCGTGCGCTTGACCTCGGCGAGGGCCTTCTGTAGGGCCTCGATCTGCTTGCGGAGTTCCGGCAGCGACTGCGCCTCGGAGAACTCCTCCCACTTGTAATTCTCGACACCGACACCCGGGGCGAGCGACCGCGCGACGTATGCCTGCGGGTAGTCGTAGCCGTCGGCCGTGACGGAGATCGTCTCCTGCCGCAGGTACATGCCGCCCGTCGTCGTGCCGCCCTCCCAGTAGAGCACCTCGCCCTCGGGGTGCTCTTTCGTGCGCAGGAAGACGTACCCTTCGGCGCGCTGTGTGCCGCCGCCCGTCGGGGTGCAGCCCCACAGGACGGCCTTGTCTCCGGCGAGGTTGCCGAGAATCGACACCACGTGCAGGTTGGTCTGCGCGTAGTCGAGCATCTCGCAGTCGGCTGGGAAGTCTTTGTTAGGTTGCAGGAGAAACCTGCCGAGTATCTGTTTCATCATCAAACGAAATTTATCTGATAGCGTTTCGAAGCCAGTTTGTAGGAGTCCACCACGGCCCGGACGCGGTCGGTATCGGTCTCGTCGAGCAGCGCGACGGGGATGTTCACCCAGAAGTCGTAGCCGCTCACGCCGCCGTAGCCGCGACGGTTCAACACCACCATGCGCCCCGAGCCGCGGGCCGGGAGGCGGACGGCGCGCTGCACTTCGCGTCGATGCAGGACGATGTTGCCGACGTTCGAGACCTCCTCGGTGACGGTGATCCTCCGGTCGACGGGGTCGAACAGGTCGTTCAGCAGCCCGCGCAGGTGGCATACCTGGCCGTTGTGGCGGAGGCGATAGTCCGTGTCCTGTTTCCAGCGCATGAACCGCGTGTGCAGCCATTGCAGGGGCGACACGGCGGCGTAGGCCAGGGCGGCCAGCAGCGGCCGCCGCCGGAAGGTCGGCAGCAGCAGGAGCGCCAGGCGCTTAAAGTTCACGTCGTAGAGCTTACTCGTTGCCATAGGCTTTCAGGGTCAGTTGTACGTCCTCCATCGTGAAATACCCCGCGGCGGGGACGCAGCGCGCGTCGATGGGCACGACAACCGTCTCGTCCGCGGCGACTCTCGTCGCTCCTTTGAACTCCACGATCCGCACACCCTCGACCGCCTGGAGCGCATCGACGAGCGCCATGTTGGTATATTCGCCGTTGAAGGGCAGGTTCTCGATATACTCCCGGACGGCCTCGCGGCAGGCGGTCTCGACCGTCTCGGCCACGAGCATCGGGTCGTAGTAGATTTCCACCTGGCACGAAAAGCGGTCGGGGTCGGTGTTCACCAGCGCCGTGCGCACGCCCGCGTCCTTGATCTCGGCGATGTAGGCCGCAAGCTGCGCCTCGGTCTCGGCGTCGAGCCTGCACCGTTTGCCGTCCTTCTCGCCCGCGACCTTGATGGTCAGCAGCGAAGCGTCGGCGCTCTCCGCAGCCACGGCGTGCTTGACAACCCGCGCCGCTGCGATGGCGTCCTCGGTCATCCCTTCGGTGTCGTAGCGGTCTGTGTCCGCGATCAGCGTCTTGCCCTTCATGAACGCAAGCACCTTGTCGCGGTACCACCGCGGACGGTGCGGGATGATCTCCTCGATGCGCGCGTCCACCTCGCCCCTGTACGTGTCGAAAAGTTTCTCCAGCGTCCACGCCGCCACGGCGAAAAGGTAGAACAGGGCATTTTCGACCGACAGGATGCCGATATGGCTTGTGAAACTCTCCCCGGGTGTGAACCCGTATATCTTCGCCACCGTTTCATTTCGCATGAAGTCGGCCGCGATGCTCTCCTTGATCTCCTGAATGGTTCTCATTTTACCACGAAGTCTATTTCGATACCCATGTATCCGATGCCGCCGTAGGGCGCTGCCTTGACCTCCTCGGCCGACAGTTCCGTCGCCGGGCGGATATTCCGGGCCTCGTATTTCGCCAATACGTTCTTGTCGGCCGCCGCCACGGTCTCCAGTTCCGCTTCGGCCTCGAGCGGCTCGGAAATGCTTATACCGTTCGCCTCCGCGAGGTCGAACGCCGCGTCTACGCCTCCGCTTGTCTGCAACGCTATGTCGAGCAGGCTCTGCCTGCTTGAAGGTTTGATCCGTGTCATTCGATCGTTATTCTGCCGTTCTCGATCTCTATGCGCGAGGCGGGCACTCCGCACGCCTGGAGCATGTTTTTCGCATCCGAGCGCCACATCGGGTTCTCGTTTCCGCCGAGCATCCGGAGCGTTTCGGCTCCAAGCAGCGGGAATTCCTTGAACTCCCCGCGCATGGCCCGAAGCACCGCTTCGGCTGTCTGCGCCGTCGTGTCTCCCACAACCAGCGCACCATTGCGAACCATCAAATCGCCCGTTTCGGGGTCTGTCATTATTCCTCGCATCGCCTCAATGTTTTACCTTCGCATCCTCGTAGTCCGAAGCCTTGACCTCGGGCATAGCCTGAGTGACGGCCGGAACCTCCACCGGGGCGGGGTTCGACTGCGCCGCTGCGGTTCCTGTGACAGGCACCCCACCGACGGGTATCGTGTGCGTATGGGTGTTGAATGCCCGGATCAGTTCGTTGAACTTCTCCGTGAGCTGTTCGATCTTCAGCAGTCCCCCGAGTTTTCCGCCGTTGAACTGCACACCTTCGGAAGTGATTCGGAAGGACGTGTCGCCGAGGGAGGTGTCCACGACCTCAGCGTCCACGGTGATCTGCGCCTTGCCGATCGAGAGCTGGGCCTTGTCGATCTTGTCGCACAGGACTACGGCCGCCACGGCCGGGGTGATGAACGCCACGATGACGTAGCTCCCGACGGCCGGGAAACAGACGACGCCCGTGTCCCCCTCTTGGTTGGCCTGGAGGTTCACGCCCACGAGCGGAGCCCCCTCGTCGAGGGGCGTGCAGTCCACCGTGCGGGCCCTCTCGTCCACGCTGTCCACGGTGCAGACCTTACAATAGATTTCCGAGCCCGTCATGGCGAGCTTCCGTATGGCTTCCGCGAGTGTCATTGCATTACTCTTTTGCCGATGGTTATCTCCTGACGGAATCCGTCCGTCCCGTATTTGATTATGTTTTTTTGCACCTGGTAGACGCCGTGGCGTATTCCGTCGATTCGGATGCCGATATGATCCAGCTTGTCGATCAGCACGGCCCCGAAGGTTGTGAACGTTCCTCTGAGCCCGTCCTGCTTGAGGCGCCGGAGTTCCTGTTCGGCCCAGGCCCGGAGTTCCTGCTCGTTCTTGTTGTAGGCGTGCAGGGTTCGCTTCTCCCCGTCGGCATCCCCGACGTCTATCCGGACGCGCTTGTTGTTCGGCAGCAGGGATATTGCCCGAACCTTGATCTTGAGATCTTCAGCGTTCTGCACCTCGAGCTGCGTGTCGTCTATAAGGTTCACCCCCGTAGCGAATACCTGGCGGACGGACGCTTCGCGTTCGAACAATACGCCGCTGTACAACACGGGCTCGCCCTCCTCGAGGCGGAAGAACGACCGGATGCCGCCCTGATCCTTGAGCTGCCCGAGCAGTTCGGTCACGGTGGAAGCCGTTACGCGGAACTGGCCGATGCGCTGCTCTCCGAAGACCCTGAACGGCACGCCGAGGTTCTGGTCGCGGAGAATCTCTTCGACCGTCGCCGACTTGTAGGCGAGCTTGCGGGCCTCCTGCTGCTTGAGGCGGAACATCTGATCCTCGCAATGAATTTCCACCGGGGTCTTCACCCCGATCGTCGTCACGAACCCGCGGAACGCCAGGCTGAGGTCGTCGTCGTATCCCAGCCATACGCTGACCTCGTCGCCGCGTTGTACGGGCATGCGCTCCTCGCCCTGCCAGCGTACTTTCCTGGGCAGCGTCATCACGCACAGGTCGGTCAGCGTGTCCATGTCGCGCGTGATCTCCACGCGGGCGATCCTGTCGAAGACCCAGCGTTTCGTCGCGCTGCGGATTTCTATGCGAGCCGAGAGTTTGAACATGGTTCGAAAGGCGTTCGAAAGGTGTTTAATATTCGGTGCATTTGATCATGTAGTCCTCGTCGGAGAACGCCTGCACGTCGATCGTTTGACGGTTCGACCAGGTCTCCTGCGAGAGTGAGAAGCGCGACACCACGAGGCGCGATATGCCGAACAGCTCGAAGAAGGTGCTCGACACCTCCACGGCACGGTCTTCGTCGAGAAACGCCCGGATTTCCCGGATGCCCTCCTCGGGGTATTCGTCCACGATCACGCCGTCGCGCACGGCGACGATGCCCACCGAGAGCGACACAGAATAATCGCCCTGGCAGATGTACTCCTTGATCGTGCCTCGGAGCCCCACGAGCTGCGTGCGGACGATGTGCTTCTCCTGCGAGATGTTCACCGTGGCGTCGTTGATGCGCAGCGTGCGGCCGTCTTCGCGGCGCAGCACGAGCTCCGTAAGCACATACCTCGAGGCCCAATAGCTGCGGTCGGTAATCGGCACGGAGAGGTCACGGCCCGCGATCTCTCCTCCGTGGCCGTCCCACGAGGGCTGCTCGGCGTTCTTCTGCGACGGGGAGAAGCGGCACAGCGCCAGGCGCGCCTGCTGCGCCACGCCTGCCGCCACGAACTCGAAACTTATCGGTTGAAAAGCCATTACCCTGCGAAGTTTATATCGTTCACGGCGGCCACTACGGCCTCCGCAATCATATCCCTTACCCGGCCGACGTCCTCGCGCAGGTTCGTCGTGTGTATCTCGAAGCGGTCGATGAGCTTGTCGATGCGCACGGTGATATTGCGGATTTTGTCGGCCTTCGGCGCTGCGGCCGCCGCGGAAGCCCCGGATGTCTGCAGGCCCGCCACAAGCGGATCAGGCGTCGGCGTCGGCTGCACACCGCCCGGGGACGCCTCCCCGGCGGACGCCTTTTCTTTGGCTGCGGCCTCGGCCTTCGAGCGGGCGATCTCCTCGTCGTAGGCTTTGGTGAAGGCGGAGCCGACCTCGGCCCCGAACTGGGAAAATCCGCCCTTCATGCGCTGAATTGCCTCCCGGATGCCCTTGCCGTCGAACTTGAACGCCGCGACGATCAGGTCTCCGATTCCTCCGAAAACGTTTTTCGCAAGCTCCCAAATTCCCGAGAACACGGCTTTGAACGAAGCCCACAGGCCTTTGAGCGTCGCGCGGAACTTGACCGACGTATTCCAGAAGTGAACCCCGACAGCAACCAGCGCCGCGATCGCCGCTGCAATCCAGCCGACGATAGGGATGCTCATGATCGCGGCGCTCACGGCCCTGCAGGCGGTCACGGCCGCCAGCTTGAACGTTGCGAACCCTGCGGAGGCGATCCCTGCGAATGTCGCCGAGGCCGTGCCTCCCGTGACAAGGGAGAGGACAAAGGCTCCGAGGGCCTTGATTCCCGACCACAGCCCGACGGATGCGAACCGCACCGCGGCGACGGTGGCCTGGAGGATGTTCCTCCCGAATCCCAGGGCCTGCACCTTGCCGATGCTCAGATAGCCGTTGTACATCCGCAGCGAGAGGATCGCACCGCTCATGGCTCCGATCGTACTGCGCCACATTCCCGCGAAATTCAGCGTCCGGATGAAGGCGATGCCTTTGCCGATGCCGATCAGCAGCGGCGTCATCTGCGCCAGCGGCACGAGAGAGCTGACGACGACCTCGACCCAGATGCCCCAGTCGCCCGAGGCGTTGAACAGCGAGATTTTAAGGTCGTCGAACCGTGCCCGAACCCTCGAGAGCCGTTCGTTGTAGCTCTCCATGATGATCCCGGCCTGCTCGACGGCAGTATTCGTTCCGGTGATGGCTCCTTCGTAGCGGCGGATTTCGTCGATGCCCTGCACGAGGGCCATCGCCGCGTTGCTGTTCTCCATGCCGAAGAGCTGGGAGAAGAGCGCCGAATCCTTGAGGACGGCCTTCAGCGGCTCGAGGCGCTCGGCCAGCGTCCGCGTCTTGTCCGTCAGTAGCCCGACGTCCACCCCCGCGGCCTGCAGCTCTTTGAGCGTCTCCTTCGGAAGGAACCGCCCGCGGCTCAGGATCATCATGACGTTGCGCAGCGCAACGCCGCCCTCGGCGCCTTTCTTTCCGGCCTTGTCGAGCACCTGGATTGCCGCATTGGTCTCCTCGAACGACACCCCGGCACCTTTGGCCGCCATGCCGCATTGCTCGAGGGCCACCTTGATGGCCGGGAGCTCGGCGGAACCCTCCTTGCCCGCGGCGGCCATGACGTTCATCATCCCGGCCATGCGGCGTGCCGCCTCCATCGGGTCGGCCAGCGAGACGCCGTACTGGTTCATCGCCGTGGTCAGCACCTCGGCGGCGGCCGTGGCGTCGCCGCCCATCGTCTTGCTCAGGATGGCGATGTTGTCGCCCATCGCGCGGAGCGCATCGGGGTATTTCGCCAACTCGGGAGACAGTTGCGAGAGCAGCAGCTTGTACGATTCGACCGATTGCGCCGCCGACCCTCCGAAGGTCTTGGCTGTCTCGCGGGCATACCCCTCGATCCGGCGGAGGCTTTCGCCCGTTTCGCCCGAAATGGCCGAGAGGTCGGCCAGCGAGGCGTTGAGCGCGGCGCCCGGCTGCAGGGTCTCCTGCATCGTGCGGCCCACGCCTTCGACGTACTGCGTGAACTGATTCAACGCGAGCAGCTTGCCTTCGAAGCTGTCCCACAGCCCCACGGACTTGCGGATGTTGTCGTTGAGCTTCTCCACGTTCTGGGAGATGCCCTGCACGACGACATCGCAGTTGCCCGTGATGTTGAAGGAGTAGTTGAAGGAATAGCTGCTCATCGTTTACCCGTCTCCTCGTCCGAGGAGAATAGACGTCCTAAAAGTTCTGCGAGGTTGCGCAGCCGTCGGCGCTCCAGCCATACGGCCTGCTGGTACAATGCGGCCCACTCGTCGCAGGAGAGCGTGCCGGGGTCGATATGAAACGCGGCCCGGATCAGGGCGCACCCCTTCGCGATGGACTGCTCGTCGTCATCGTCCGAAAGGGCGTGCGCCCCTACAAGTTTTTTACCTCCGTATGGCAGGCGGCGAACAGGTTGCCCAGCGCCCCGAGAGCCGAGGTCTTGAGGATCGCGTCGCTCTGGACGAGCGGGCTGCCGCCGAGCCAGCAGTTCTTGAACATCACCTCGGCGCCCTTGAGTTCATCCTGTCGGCTCACGGCGCTGACGGCCGACATGGTGTCCATCGACGGACGATGGAAATAGCCGATGTGGTGTTCTCCGGCCATGTCGTCGTAGATGTCTACGGCCACGACGCGGCCGTGGGCCTGTCTCCATGCCTGGAGAACCTCTTCCTTGACGCCTCCGTCGAAAACGGGATATGCGGCACGCTGTGCGGCCAGCTCCTTCTGCTGCTTGTTTTCCATATAAGAATCGGTTTTTGTGGGTTATACTTTCGGCTGGCCCCACTCGATATGCGAGGGGATCAGCGTGAGTTCGATCTGCTGGTTCAGGTCGCCCTCCTTCCAGTCCACCTTGTTCTCGGTGAACTGGCAGTTGCGGATTTTGTCCGTCGAGATGATGCCGCTCTCGGGCAGGTACGACACCGTGATGTCGAAAGGCGCGATGTCCTGCAGGCGGCCGTTCGGCGCCTGCCGCTGCAGGGCCACGACCTCGCTCTTGTAGAGGGTGATCGACGCCGAGGGCGTGATGCGCCCTTTCGAGCGGGACACCGGATGCCGTCCGGCGCCGTAGTTGTTCTGCACGTCCTGGCTGTCGCCGTACTTGATCGCCGTGATGCCGACGAACGGCACGCCGTTGGCCGCAGCGACGATGTCGCCCCAGGCGTACTCCACGCCGTTGATCAGCGGCACTCCGTTTTTGATATCCATTCGTTTCTCGTTTTAAGGTCAGACACTCTCGGCATAGCCGATCTTTATCCGGATGCGGCGCACGACGCCGACACCGACCGGACGGATGACGATCTCGATCTCGGAGGTAGAGAGCACGTTTTGATCCGGGTCGATTTCGACGACATAGCCGCTCAGCTCGCCCGCCTTCTCCATCTCCTCGAGGGCCTTCTGCGCCGTGGTCTGCAGGAACTCCACGCTGTGCGTCTGGAGCTGCCCCGTCGATTTGTCTATGTAGACGTTTCCGCCCAGTTTCGGCAGCAGGTAGGTGCGGATGCCCCGCACGGCCTTGTCCATCGTGCGGACGTTCTCGATGTAGGCGTAGTCGCTCGTGGCGTCGTCCATCGTGTGCGAGTCGTTCAGGAAAGAGCCCGACAGTCCGGAGTAGGTCACGAAGAACAGGTAGCGGGCCGTATCAAGCGACTCAACGACGGCACGGTCGAGGGCTGTGAGCAGCGTGCCGTCTCCGAAGGCGGGGACGTCGATGCCCGTGGGGAACTTCTCGATCCACGCGGGGGATTCCTGCACGGAGGCGCTGGAGACGATGCCGAGCAGGACACCCAGCCCTGACACGGAAGCTTTCGCCGCCGTGTTATCTTCGTCGGCATAGAGTGCCGCGCCCGTGGAACTCCCGGCCTGGCCGATGATGACCGACACGCGCTCCTTGTCCCCGGCGGCATCCGTCGGAAGGGACGCGACGGCCGCGACTTTCGGGGCGTAGAGAATACTCAGCGGCATGTCCTGTCCCTCGAGCGTCGCGGCGACCCCCTGCAGGGCCGTGAGGTTCTCTTTCGAGAATGCCACGTCGCCCTCCCAGATGCCTATCTGCCGGAGGCGGCCTCCGGCGAAGTTCTGCATCTTCTTCACGTCGGCATAGGTGTTGGTGCCTTCGGCTTTCGGGAAGATGCCCACGTAGAGGCTGATGGCCGGATTGATGCGGAAGATTTCCGAGAGCTGGTAATGTACGAGGCGAACGCTCCACTCCTCGGCGTCGGCGGTGATCCCGAACTTCTCGGCCGTCTCGATTTGCGAAATGGCCTTGATACGCTCCGTGTCGGAGAATCCCGACGGCAGCGTGTCCGTGTAGAACATGATCCCCGAGATATGGTCTTCGCCCGCCAGCTTGCGGGGGACGTTGCCGTTCGTGCGTTCGAATATTAAGGACTGCATCAGGCTTTGAGGTTTTGATTGGTTACTTCGACAACGGTCGTGTCCTTGAGCGTGCGGCCGTAGTTTACGGCGTCCGAGCGGTTGAAGAAGGCTGTGCCGTCCGAAGCCATATGCACGGCCTTGCGGTCGGGATAGCTGCGGAACACTTCGCGGGCGACGCGCTGCGCGGCGCTCTCGCGGACGGTCGCGGGAGTTTTGGCCGCACTCTTCGTGCCTTTCGGGACGCCCTTCGAGGGTGCTGCCGACTTCCCGGCCGCCTTGCCGGAGACATTCGACGCTTCGGAATTCGAAGGCACCGGAGCTGCAGCCGTCTTATCGGCGGCATCGTCGGCGGGCTTCACCCCGGGTTCCGGGGCCGGAGCTTCGGGGGCAGTCTCTGCAGGAACCGCTGCGGCGGCTTCCACCGCGACCTGGACGGCCTGTGCCGTATCCTGCGACATCGCGGCCGCTGCGGAGGTGGTGTTTTTCTTTTGTGCCATATCTGAAATGTTTAGCGTTTCTTGAAAAGTCTGTAAGAGCCATAGGCTACGGCCAGCAGTCCGGCGATGCACAGGGCGTGCTGCCACCAGGTGAGGCCGCGACGCTGGGCCGTGGTGAGGTCTGTTTCGGCGTCCTCTTGCCGGGAGGTGTTCCCCTCCGTCCGGAGCTGCTGCCCGGTATGACCGCCGCCGAGGGTCGTGTCGGAGCGGATTCGCCGTTCGGTCTGTCGTACACGATTCGCCTCGCGAGTGGAATCCGTAAGGCGTTGCCGCCGGATTGTTTCCCGCAGCAGAGGCGGTGTCCCGGTTAGTGCATCGACCGGATGGGAGGTGTCGTATTCCCGTGTGACGGTCTCGATCTCCTCTCCGACAATCCGGTGTAGCTGCCGTTCGCCGTCAAGGCTTCGGATCAACTTCTCGCACAGGGCCCGGAAAAAAAGGCTGTCGCGCGTCGAAAGTTCCTCGCAGAGCGTCTGCGTCTGCTGCTCACTCCTTGCGTGGCTCCGCATCGCTGCCGTCCGCTTCATCGGCGAGCAGCTCGCGGCTGACAGGACAATCGGCAGAGTGAGGACAGCCAGGTATTTTTTCCACGGCACGGCGAAATCGGTTGACTTCATGGCGCAGGTTTTTAATTTCCGTTTTTAGCGGCTTGACGATCTGTTCGAGCAGAATCTCGTTCCCCTGGCGCACGTTGTCGAGTTCCACGCCCTGGTTATCGGCGCGCTTCTTGGCCACATCGGCTCGCAGGCTTCGAACCTCGGCCATGTACTTCTGCCGTGTGAATATCGAGCCCAGCCATGCACTCAAGGGGGTCGCCACAATCGCCACGAGGGCGAGGATTACTTCTGTCGTCATTGTTCTATTCCGAGCGTTTTAAGCCAGGCCCCGACGTCGAACGACGGGCAGGCTTTATGGACGGACGGAAGGTCGCGGTGGCCGACGATCCGCACCCCGGGGTGTGCCGCGTGGAAGTCGATAACGTAGCGTGCGAGCGCCTCTCTCTGCGCGTGCGTCCGGGTATCCTTCGGCGTCCTGCCGTCCGAGGCCACGCCTCCGGCATAGACGATGTGCCGGGATACTCCGTTGTAGCCAGCCGCGCCATTCGTTATTTCCCACGGATCCACGAAGGCGTCTTCGTTGTTCCCGACCAGCCGCTCTACCGTCCCGTCCAGGTGGATAAGATCAGTATATCCTACTTGTTTCCAGCCCCGGCCGCCCTCCGAGGGCGGCGAGGTGTGCCACCGCCGGATGTCGGCGGCCGACACCTCACGCCCTTCGGGAGTCGCGGTGCAATGAATGACCAGATATTGCAGGGCCTTTTTCATTCTTTCGGTTTTTTACTCGGAGTCCTCCTCCGCTGCCTTCGCCGCCTCGGCCTTCGCACTCACGATGGCGCCGAAGCCTTCGTTGCGCAACGGCAGGCAGATCGTATAGGTGCGCATCGAGAAGAGGTTACGCTGATTCTCAGGGTCGCTCGACGCCTCGCGCAGATAGGACTTCGTAGAACCGTCGGCACGCATCGCACGCTTGGTGGTGAAGGCCACCGACGACTGGCGGTCGTTCTCACCCACGACGGCGCCGTAGGCTTTCTTCTTGAGGGTCGTCGTATCGTAGTAGGGGCACTCGTCATACTCGTAGACGTCGAAGCCGTACATCTTGGCGATCTTGCCTGTGGTGTAGTCGTACACCTGCTTCTCGAAGCGCTGGTCGGTCTCCAGCAGGTCGGCGACATGATCCGCGCACAGGACGAGGATGCGGCCCTCCTTGGGGATTTTCAGTTTGTCGAACTTATTCTTGAGCGCCACGATGTCCGCACGGGTCAGCTTCTTGCGGCCGTCTGCCGTAGCTTCTCCCGACGTCACGAGAACTGGGGTCTTGTCCGAGTTCTCCGCAGGAGCCAGCGAGTGAATCGCCCGCGAGTACTTCTTCTCAAAGAACTGATCCTTGTGCTTCTCGATCACCAGGGCCATCTTATCGTAGCTGATGGCATGCAGCTCGTCGTCGGTGACGGGTGTCGGGCGCGACTGGAACTTGTCCAGTTCGACGGCTTTGTCGCCGTCCGGGAGCTCCTGAACCGTCAGCGGGTAAGTCGTATTGTTCACCAGAATCTCGGGATCGGCACCCACATCGACGAAGTGGATCACGTCATGCTTCACATAGGCGTCATAGGAACGAATGGCCTGATACCAGCCGATGCTCTCGGCTGCCGAGCGGAACGCCTTAATAAGCTCCCCAGTCCACACCTCGGTGTAGATACCGGCGCCCAGGGCACCCGAAGGCAGCACGCCGCCGCAAAGGCCCGACAACAGGGCCGCGCCGTTCACGGCCGCAGCGCCCGCAAGCGGGGCGAAATCGAAAGCGCAGGCAAGCGTCGCTCCGATCGCAGAGTTGATGCCTATCGCCGTAAAGAGGCCCAGGAGGGCCAAAAGGATTTTTCTCATTCGTGGAAAAAAGGTTTGAGTTAGTCGTTCATGAAGTCCGGGGCCACGCCGTAGTGGGCCTTGAACGCCTGGGCGTACTGCGTGGGGTTCTCACGCCGCAGGGTCATCTTCTCCTCGTCGGAGAGTTTGTCCCACGAGAGCGTCAGACGCCCTCCCTGCGAGGAACCCTCGTCGATGAAGTCCGAAGGACGTCGTGCGGGTGTCATCATCGCGAGCGTGTCGCGCAGCGTTTCGATGCCCGCCTTCCTGCCCAGCTCGAGCATCTTCGGCTCCTGCGCCTCGGAGATCAGGCCTTTCTCGCGCGCCGCGGTGACGGCATCCGTGATACGGGCCAGCGTGAGTGTGTCGTTCTGAGCCTTGAGCGCCTGGATCGCGCTGACGGCATCCGCCTCGGTCGCCGTCGTCGGAAGACCGAGGGTCATCAAAATCTCATTCATCTGAAAAGTCGTGTTTTGGGGTTTGTCGTCGCTTTTGAGCAGCGGGAGCGCCGCATCGTCTTCGCCTTTGGCCAGGGTGAGCTGACGCCCGCCGCTGTACAGACGCACCTGCAAGGCTTCGTCGTTAGCTCCCACATCCACGATCGAGACCTCGAAAAGCCTCGACCGGGTGATGGTCGGCCGGGTTTGGCCTTGCACCAGGTATTGCGGATCATCGGAACATTCGAGGATGTCGATACCCGGAGATAACATCCGCAGCGTCCCGCGCTCCCACTTGGCGGAGATCACCTTCTCAGCCTCGGTGTCCCCGTCGATTTTCGGCGTGCCGAAGAGCTTGTCGCCCTCGACACGGATGTTCTCCATGATGCCGATAGGAATGTCCTCGCGCGAGCCCCGGCGGTGCATGTAGAGTACGATGGGGTTCTTCTCATACTGCGAAATGTCGAGCCCCTCGGTGAGGACTCGGGTTCCGTAAGCGTTCAGGGCGCTGGTGCTGATGACTGCTTCTCGTGCCATTCAATCGTTTTCGGCCTCGGACACCGCCGACCTGTGTGTCGGCGGCGCGGACGGCCTCGGATGCAAAAAAGGGTTTGTTGCGGGGGCAGGACTCGAACCTGCGGCCTTGAGGGAATGAACCTCACGAGCTGCCGACTGCTCCACCCCGCGATTCTGGTGCAAAGATGCAGCGGGTATTTTCTCATAACAATCAGAGTGTAAAAATCTTACACTCTGTTTTTTTATACCCTTGTTTAAGGTGCAACTTTGTCCCGTCGAACGCCCCTTGATGGGTTCATCTCCTTTTATGAATGGGTAAGAGAATAGCCTCCGAATTGAAAGAGTTCGCCGAGCTCCTGTATATGCAGGGAACTCCGCAGAACATCATCGCCGAGAAGGTCGGCGTGTCGAAAAACACCGTGAACGCATGGGTCACGGCCGGGTGTTGGGCCGAAAAGAAGATCGCGCAGTCGCTCACCCGCAAGCAGGTCGTGAACAACATCCTGCGCTCGATAAATCATGTCGCCGAGAACCTCGGCGACAACAAGGACATCACCGACATCGGAGGGGCCAGCGACCGCCTGGCGAAGCTCGCCGCGACGATCAAGACTCTCGACAAGGAGGTCTCGGCCGTCGATTACATGGAGTGCTTCATGAATTTCGGGAAGTGGCTCGAGGGGCGCTCGGAGATCGACCCCGAGGTCACGCCGCAGCTCTGCATGACGGTGAACGACCTGCAGAACAAATTCGTCATCGAGGCGCTCGGCGTCGGTAAAGGCAAATGACGATGGCTTCCAGCGTAACCAAAACCTTAGCCGAGTGGCAGCGATGGTGCCGAACCGTACAGGAGCGCACGCCCGTCCTGCCCGAAACGCCCGCTGTGAAGCAGGCCCGCATTCGCCGTGCGCGGCGCGATTACAATTTCTTCGTCGAATATTACTTTCCGCACTACACCGACGACCCGGCGACGGGCAGGCATACCGCGTGCGCGCCGTTTCAGATCGAGGCGGCGAACCGCGTGCTCCGCGACCGCAACTACAAGGGTATCGAGCAGTGGGCCCGCGGACACGCCAAGAGTACCCATTTCGACATCTTCATCCCCATGTGGCTCAAGATACAGGAGCCGTGCGAGCTGAACGTCATGGTTCTTGTCGGCAAGTCCGAGGAGAACGCCAAGACGCTGCTCGGCGACTTGCAGGCCGAGTTGCTGTTCAACCGACGCTACATCGCCGACTTCGGCATGCAGTACAATGCGGGCGACTGGCAGGACGGCAAGTTCGTCACGGCCGACGGCTGCGCATTCTTCGCACGCGGACGAGGACAGTCCCCGCGCGGCCTGCGCTACCGCAGCCGACGGCCCGACTACATCGTAATCGACGACCTCGACGACGACGAGCTGTGCGAGAACGAGAGCCGTGTGAAGCGCCTCACAAACTGGGTCAAGGAGGCTCTGTTCGGTACCCTCGACGGCGGCCGCGGGCGGTTCATCATGGTCGGCAACCTCATCAGTAAGAACTCCGTGCTGGCGGCAATGGCCAAGAGCAAAGGAATGCACGTCTCGCGGGTGAACATCCTCGATAAACAGGGCAACGTCTCCTGGGGTGCGAAATGGACGCGCGAGGAGGTGCAGCGGATGGCCGACTTCATGGGATACCGCTCCTTCCAGAAGGAGTTCATGAACAACCCCATCACCGAAGGTGCCGTATTCCGGCAGGAGTGGATTCGCTGGCGCGAGCCGCTGCCGCTCTCGAAGTACGACTACCTGGTGGCCTACTGCGACCCGTCGTTCAAGAGCTCCTCGAAAAACGACTACAAGGCCATCAAGCTGTGGGGCAAGGTCGGCGTCGAGCTCCATTGCCTCGCAGCATTCGTGCGGCAGTGCTCCGTCGCGGAGATGGTGCGCTGGTTCTACGACCTGCACGAGAGGGTGCCCGAAAACGTCGTGGTCGAGTACTACATCGAGGCGAATTTCCTCCAGGACATCCTCCTCGACGAGTTCACGCGCGAGGGCAAGCTGCGCGGATACCAGCTCCCCATCCGCGCAGACCGACGCAAGAAGCCCGACAAGTTCCAGCGTATAGAGGCCATATCGCCCCTTTGGGAGCGCGGTTTCGTGTTCTACAACGCCCGGATGCAGCGCGACCCCGACATGCTCGCGGCCATCGACCAGACCCTCTGCTTCGAGAAGGGAATGTCCGGGCACGACGACGCCCCGGATGCCGACGAAGGGGCCATCTACAAACTCCAACAGCACACCCGCCAGCAGGCATTTACGCCATCGCTCGGGTACAGGCACATATCAGCTAAAAATCTATGGTAAAATTATTCAGGGCGCTGGTATTCCGGCACCAACTTAAAAAACAGATTCGCCTGGCCGACGAACGCAGGCGCAGGACGGGAAAGAAGCAGTTCGTCATCAACCTCGGAGGACGGCCTCTGTGCGTCTCGAAAGAGCGCATCCGCCAGCTCGTGGCGCAGAAGGTCTACCGCCCCGGCGTGACGGTGGCCGACATCGCCGCCGTGGCCATCTACAAAGCCCGATAGCCGAATGTTCCTCGAGGAAAAGGATTACAAGGTCGTATGCACGGACGAGGTGCTCGAGATCGTCTCGCAGAGCGACCCCGAGAACCGTGCCAAGGCAGAGTTGAGCGCTCAGGAGGAGGCCGAGGGCTATCTGCGCGCCCGCTACGACACGCGCAGGGCCTTCGCGCAGCAGGGCCCCGACCGCAACCCCATGCTCGTGCGCGTCGTGGTCTGCATCGCACTCTACTACCTCGGCCAGTCGCTGCCTCAGTACATGGGCGACGAGCAGCGCCGGACGATGTACGACGATGCCGTCGCATGGCTGCGCGACGTGCAGAGCGGAAAAACCATGCCCGACCTGCCGCTCTACGAATCCGAGGAGGGCGAAGACTTACAGAACCCCGTGCGCTTCGGGTCGCTCCCGGCACGCCGATATGGGTATTAAACGCTTTTCAAAGACCTGTTAAACACCTATCGAATGGGTAAAAAGAAAATAGCTGCGGGCAGCGGATTCGAGGGCCGAACCTACGAGTCGCTGCTCATGGCCGCACGCGCCGCCAAGACCCCCGAGCAGAAGCGCAGCATCCTCATACAGCTCAACCAGGTGACGGCGAACCTCACGCAGAAGGACGTCGCGACCTGGCGCACGGCATGGCAGATGGCCATCAACGTCGAAAACCCCAAGCGGTCGAAGCTCTACGACTGCTACACCGACGCGCTGATAGACCTCCACCTGACGGGCTGCATGGGCCAGCGCGACGGCAAGACCCTGCAAAAGAAGTTCATCCTGCGAACCCAGGACGGAAAAGAGGACGTCGAAGCTCGAAAAATATTCGAGCGCCAATGGTTCGCCGACTTCGTGGAATACGTCCTCGAGTCCCGCTATTGGGGGCATACGCTCATACAGATGGGCGATGTGGTGACCGTGAACGGCGTCCGCACCTTCACCGACGTATCCGTCGTGCCGCGCAAACACGTGATTCAGGAGTTCGGGGTTATCGTGAAGGATGCGGGCGACGACCCCCAACGGGGCGTGAGCTTCCGGACGGGCCCCTTTTCGAAGTGGTGCATCGAGGTCGGGAAACCCCGCGACCTCGGGCTGCTGCTCAAGTGCGTCCCCCAGGCGTTCTCGAAGAAGAACATGCTGGCATACTGGGATGTCTTCGGTGAGATATTCGGCATGCCCATACGCATCGCCAAGACCAATGTGCAGACCGGATCGGAGCGCAGCCGCATCGAGTCGATGCTCGAGAATATGGGCCCGGCGGCATGGGGGCTCTTCCCCGACGGTACGGACATCGACATCAAGGAATCGAGCCGTGGCGATGCCTTCAACGTCTACGACCGCCGCATCGATCGTGCCAACTCCGAAATGTCGAAGGGACTGCTGAACCAGACGATGACCATCGACAACGGCTCCTCGCTCTCGCAAAGCGAGGTGCACCTGGAGGTCTTCGAGAACGTCTGCGCGGCCGATGCCGCAATGGTTCGCAATATCGTGAACGATAAACTCATCCCCCTGATGCTCGAACACGGCTTTCCCCTCGGGGGCTTGAGCTTCGACTGGGACGACGCCGCATCCTTCTCGCCCGCAGAACGCCGCGAGATGGAGCGCATGATCCTCCAGTCCTACGACGTGGATCCGCAGTATTTCATCGACCGATACAAGATTCCGATCACGGGGAAACGCTCGGACGGTTTTTTCGAGTAGGGGCTCCTTCCGGCGGAGGGAAGGGAAGCCCCGACGAGAAAACCGCACTCAAGGCCGCACGCGCGGCACGATACGTCCTCTTCCGGCAGGCGTTGGGCGACCTCTATGCCGAGGGCGTGATGATGCTCCGACGCGACCGCATGCCCCGATTCCGGCATGCGGCGTTCCGCAAAGCGGCACGGGCCGTGTATGAAAACGGAGAGTTCGAACCCGCGATGCTGCGCGACGAGCGTGTGCGGGGGCTGATCGACGAGACGAACCGCGTGCTCTCGTCCGCGCTCGCCGTATCGCACGAGACACCGCCCGAGCTTACGGCGGCCCTGCGCAACAACGTCTTCGTATTCTCCGGGCTGAAGGCCTACCACTCGCTCGCGGAACTCGGGCTGTCGCTTACCAACGACGACGGGAGCACCCGCTCCTGGGCCGACTTCTACAACGACGTGAAGGCCGTCGACGGGCGATATAACGGCAACTACCTCTATGCCGAATACAATCATGCCGTCCATTCCGCACAGATGGCTGTGAAGTGGCACGACTGGGAGAAGGACGGCGACGAGTACGACCTGCAGTACCGCACGGCGGGGGACGAGCGCGTGCGCGAGGCGCACCGCAGGCTCGACGGCGTAACGCTCCCGCCCGGCGACAAGTTCTGGAACCGATACCTCCCGCCGAACGGCTGGAACTGCCGATGCAATGTTGTGCAGGTTCTGCGCGGAGAGTATCCCCGCTCCGACAGCGACGCCGTGACGGCCATCGGCGACGAGTACACCCGTGACCTCAAGGCGCAGATGTTCCGCTTCAATGCCGGAAAGACGCTCACCATATACCCCGAGAAGCATCCATACTATAAGGCGCCCAAGCAGGTCAAGGAGGTGATCCGGGAGATTTCCGAGGAAGAGATGACCGCTCAGCGCATCGAGGAAATGATCGGAGAGCTGCCCGACAACCTCTCGGCCGAAGAAAAACGGGCCATCGCCGAACACAATCTCGAGATCGAAAAGGTGCTAAAGGTGACCAAAGGAAAGCGTATGACCGTCGAACAGGCCGATGAACAGTCTGCGAACCCGAAGTACAGAGAAGAGTATGTTTTAGACCCGCAGGGCCCATATCGGGATCGGCGGGGAAACAGGTACAGCCGAAACCCTGACTATAAACCCTCGGATGTACAATACAGCATCAACTGCGCCACGTGCGCCCCGGCTTATGCGTTACGCCTGCTGGGGTTCGACGTCAAGGCAAAAGGCCGTGTCGCAGGCTCCGGAACCCTGAACGACTCCGTGGCCGGCAATCGCTCTTTCGAGATGTGGAAAAATATCGACGGAACAGCGGCCACGCCGACTCTGACGCTGGAGTGGATGATGCGGAAAGGATACAAGAAAATGTCCGAAAAGCGCTATCGGGAGTTCCTGGAGGAGAGCTGCAAGGAGAAAGGCGTCTATATACTGACTATCGGCTGGCGGGGAGGCGGCGGACACGCTACGATTCTGCAGCGGTTCGAAGACGGAACTCTCAGTTACATCGAACCCCAGGCATTCGACAGCCTGCAAGGCGCCCGGAGAAGCATCGACGAACTTTGTGAAAAAGGGGCGGCGACGCCGTTTTACAAACGCGGAGTGATGCGCGTGGACAATAAATTGTTCGACACGGATTTCCTCTCACTCTTTGACAAATAAGCCGATGATGTCGAGAGCCGGAAATCCCGTGATCTCCAACACTTCGTCGTTTTCAAGTTGATAGACGTATGGAAACCCCGTATTCGAATCCTCGGGAAAAACGAACATATAGAAATCCGCTCCCTCGTATTTTCCGAGGTAGTCGAACGAAGGGCCGTACATGTCGATGAGGCCTTTCGCAGCTTCTTGAACTTTTACCGGGACATCCATATTCGCAAAAATAGCGGTTTTTCCGCTCAAAAACAAAAAAATGCCTAAAAATCACGACATAATGCCCGCCGTGCTGCGCGATATGCGGGTGAAGCTCACGGAGATGTTCGATAACAACTTCCGCGAGCAGGGATTCTTCGGCGAGCGATGGCGCCCGAAGAAGGTGTTCTCGAAGGGCGGCAGTCCGACGATTCTCATCGTCACGGGAGCCCTACGCCGCGGGATACGCTCCTCCGTGCGCGGCCGGGGCGTGGTGTTCACCTCCGACAAGCCCTATGCCGCCCTGCACAACGAGGGCGGACGGTTCCGGCAGAGCGTCCCGGCGCATTATCGCGGCCGCGCGGGACGCCGATACCGTGTCCGGGCGCATACCCGGATGATGAACATGCCCCGGCGGCAGTTCATCGGCGACCACGAGCGGGTGCGGGAGGCCGTCACCGCGATCGTGACACGCCACCTCGAACGCATCAGCCGCGACCTTACCAAAATCTCACGGATATGAGAAAGATTCTTTTTCTGAGTATCACCGAACGCCTCGAGCAAGTCGTATGGATCGGCGGCGTGCCGACTTTCGAGCCGGATGCCGCGAAGCGCGAGGGCTGCAGGCGCGTGTTCTGGCACTTCGACCTGTGGAACGAGAACATCCCCCAGCTCGTCAAGCAGCGGCCGTTCCCCACGCCTGCGGTGTTTTTCGAGTTCGAACCTGTTCGCTGGAGCTATGTCGGGCTGCGGGTTCGGGAGGCCGACGTCGTGCTGCGCCTGCATGTCATCACGGCAACCGTGGCCACGGCCGAAACCGGAAACAGATACCGGGACAAGGCCCTCGAGCGCTTCGACATCATCGACGCCCTCACACAGGCCCTGCTCGGATTCTCCTACGACGACGGCATCCGCCAGGCCGGAACGATGCGGGCATACGAATCCGCCACGGATCACGACCACGGAGAGGTCTGCGAGGACATCGAGAGCTGGGTGACGCATTGCCGCGACGCCACGGGGTGCGACATCCCCCAGCCGACGACACACCCCCTGCGGCTGGGAATCGGCACCCCCGGGAAATGAACTACCCCCGGCCGCAAGGCCGGGGGTAGTCTTCAGAACAGCGAGAGTTGGTCGGGATAATGGAGCCGCTCCGAGGCTTCGGCCTCCCGAAGCAGAGACGGAGGGGTGGAGACGTAGTTCAGAAACGTGCGGTAACACATCGGGTAAACCGGGTAGACGTGCTCCCGCCACACGGCTTTGTAGCACTTCCGAAGCACGCCGGGTTCGTAATGCTCCTTGACGATCGCACAGACCAGGCGAACGCGCCGCAGCGTGTTGATATTCCTTTTTCCACCCTTTTTGCCCATTCTCCGAAAAAAATCGCTATCTTTGTCAAAACTTCGACCTTTCGACTCGTTAGCTGATTTCTTTCGGCGACGGGTCTTTTTTTAATCCGTCTGACCTTCGAACGGCGCGATTCGAACCGTGCCCTCGTTCACCTTCCAGACCCGGCCCCGGCCGTCGCAGACCGGGCAGGGAACGACTGATACTTCCATCAGTTTGTCTCCGCAAAATCCGGGGTCGTGAACGTAGCCCCGGCCGCCACAGTTGCGGCACAGTTCGACGGTTGCCTTGCGGTACTCTCGCGTTTTACACATTCGGCTTAATCCTCCTTCTCTTTTTTGGGTTCGACATAAAATGTTTCGGCTTGGCCTACGATGATGCCGCACTTCTCCATCAGCGGAGCGATCTCCTCGTTTTCACGGTCTGCAAGGAGTTTGTCTTTCGCAATCGCTTCTTCGGTGCGGATGTACGACGGCAGGAACTCCCGAACGAGCTCCAGCGCGGCTGCCCATGTGAAGCCCCGGCGGGGCTTGAGTTGCGGGTTGCCTGTGCGGAAGCCGATAACGCCGTGCGTCGTTTCCATGCTCCGGCGCTTCGAGAACAGCACCTCGCGCTGTTCCGTGGCGAATACCTGCATGACCTCGAACGACTCGGCTTTCTGCGCCTCCAGCTCCGCGAGTCGCTCGGCGTTCCGCTCACGGATGGCGACGAACTCCTTGTCCATCGCCGCGTTGATACTCTGCACCTCGGCGTCCGCTGTCGCGTAACGGCCGAAGGCTTCCTCCATCTGCTCGCGCGTGACGCCCGAGAGGATGATCTTCTTTGCTCTTTTTGCCATAAAATTCGTTGTTTTAATTGTTGTCCGTTTCCCTTTTTTGTCCGAGGCCCTCCGGCCCGCAGAATATCCAGCAGCGCCCTCAGTTCCGCGAAGCGGCGGGCCGTTTCCCGCGCAGCATCCGCATAGCGCAGCAGCGCCTCGGTCATTCGTCGTCCCCTTCGCATACTCCTGACGGGAGAAAATCGACGGCATATTTGTTATTCGTTACAGAATCTATAACCTCAATCCAAGTATGCTCGGTGCTCCAAAAATTCGACATCGTATCGAAAACAACGTCACGGGGCTTGTCGTATTTTTTTACATACGGTTCTGAAATAATACGATATTTCCGGTTACCGAGATGCGCCGACATATTTGTTTCGAGGTTGAACGCCTGAACAAAATCAGGTTTATAATACCTGCCGATCAGTTTGCCCGGACGCTTCGTGAACAGCGCCTCGAGCTCGTCGCATACCATGCCGCCCAAACTAAACGTTAAATCAAAAGTACTTCCCGATGCGGCATTTTCGACCACTTTTGCCAGAAGGGGGTAAAATTCCGGATTCTCACGACATGCGTTCTCCAGTCCGACCTGAAGGGCGCGGGAATTGCCGCCGAACAACCGACCTCCCGTGCAGGTCTTTCTGTCCTTGTCGATGCGGCTGAAAATTAGCAGCACGCCGCAATCGTTCTCCACCTCCGGATTGTCTTTCACTATCCTGTCGAGCGCTTTCACATACGTGCTTATCTTCTCGATGTAGGCCGCCGAGTCCATCTTGGGAGACTCGGTCGCCGCAGCATCCTTGCGGACAAGATTTGCCGGGTGGTACTCTACGGCGTAGGTCAGTCCCGTCAGGGGATCGAGGATGTTTACCGCCATCGCATCGTACCGGACTTGAGTTCCTCCCGGGTTGTGTAGCTTTATAAACGATCTCTCATAGGGGGCCGCGATGATTTTGTACTCCACATCGCCGAGAAGGGTTTCGTGATCCGTTTTAAGACACACGGCCTTTGCGTTGCTCGGCTTGTAGCCGAAACCGATGATTGATTTGTCGTTCATAGTGATATGAAATTTAATTTACAGTGGGTTTGTCGTCTTTCAGTCGTATTTCACAGCGGCATAATTTCACTTCACGTCCGCTTTTCAGCATATCCGACCGTATTTTCGTGGTTAAAAAATCAGCCATTATCTTGCGCAATTCTTCTGTCGCAATAAGTTCATCGTCAAAGTCATCTTCAACAATCAATGATTGGGTTATTATCACTTTTGCCATAGTTCTGCGGATTATAGTTGTTTGATGATGATGTCGGCAAAACTTTCCGTTGCCTTTCTTATGAGGTGAGCGAGGAGATCGTCGATGCCTCCGGCATAATCCATCAGCAGCCCGGCAGTCGTATCATACGGGAGCAGAATAGAGCCGATGCGGATTTGAACCTTCACAACGGGCCATGACTTGGGAAGCCACGATAAATGCACGCTGCAGTCCATGCCCTCGGATATGGCCGTGCTCTTTTCCAGTACAACGGCGCGGTGGAAGTTCTTGCGGATAAACCCCTTATCGACGAGCCGCCGGGCGAATTGTTCGAGAAATCGTTCTTGTGTGATTGTCATGCTATATTAATTTGAAGTAATCTCAGTTTTACATCTACAGCCCGCCGATTTTTCGGGGGGGGGGATTTTGCCCCGCGAGAGCTACGATCGCCGAGCTGCGGCGAATGAACTGACGCCGGGTGCCATCCGGAAAAATCACTTGATACTTGATTATCGGACGGAAACCGTGTTTCCTCTTGAGACGGGTCACATAACGAGTCAAACGTCCGTGTCCGCCATACTGCAGGCCTGCGTCGATGAAATCGTCGCCCCGGAATGCTGCCTCCACGTCCCGGAATGCGGCGAACAGTTCGGCCGACACTTCCGTATCCGGCTGGTCGTCCTCGATCAGTTGCGGGAAGCACTCGATCGAACAGGTTATGCGGGATTTTTGCGCATAGCGGAGCGCCTTCTTGCGCAGCGCCCCGAGCACATAGAAAAGCAGCGGGCGCTCTCCGGCCTGCTCACGAGCGAGCAGGTCAAGGTGGAACGACTCCGGACGACGGCACAACGATTCCAGCACGTCGGACAGCACGTCGTCCGCATCCGGGAGAATACCCAGGAAGGAGCACCAGCGCCGGGAACTGCGCCGCCAGTCGTCGTAATAGCGGCTGATGTAGGGAACCAGAGCGGGAATCATATCAGCAGGCGGTTTGGCGGCTCGCACTCTGCGAATAGATCGCCATGCTCACCAGTTCGTCGATCGTTTTCGAATCCTTCTGCTTATTGAGGAAGGTGTTGTAGAGGTTACGCAGCCGCTCGGCCGGAATCTTGTTGAAGTTCTCGTAGCGCGTGGCGCGGCAGGCGATGGCTTTGATCCGGGCGATGCCCTCCTCCTTGCCCTGCATCCGCAGCCACCCGCCGATGGCGGCGATGGCCTGCTTGCGCAGGCGATCCATTTTCTGCGCGTCCTTGTTCAGACGTCCCTCGAGTGCCCGGCAGATCGTCAGCAGGTCGTCGTTGCCGATGTCCGCAGAACTCTCCACGCCGTAGCCCTCGATGATCGCGGTCTTCTCCTCGGCAGACAGGTGCAGCCTGCTGCAAAGGGTGTGGAACTGCCGCAGCAACCACTTCTTCTGTTTGTCCATGATATTCTGTGCCATATTTTCGTGTATTAAAGTTTCGCATCGTATTCCGCGGCGCCCTCTTCCCAGATTGTGAAGTCCTCGCCGCCTTCGCCCTTCGTCCGATCCTCGTAGCGCGTCGTCGTGTAGACCCGGTATCCCTCGACGTGCATCTTGATGTCCGAGAGTTTGCGTATCTTCTCCGCGAGCGCTGGCCACGGGTTGCCCCGGTCGTCCTCGTGCGCCAGGAAGATGAACAGCTTGTCCGGGTAGTCGTTCATCAGCTTCTGGTAGTCCGCCAGCCGCATCCCGACCAGGCAGATCACCGAGTCGATGACGACCACGTTCGGACTCTTGCGCTTCGAAAGCCTGTCCCGCAGCTCCGGGAGGGGTTCCTTGTCCAGGAAGATTACTTTCGAACCTGCCTCCTCCATGTCCACGCGCTTCCAGGCTTTCTGCATCGACAGCGACAGCCCCTGTTCGAGCGAGTCGAAGGCCACCTTGTCGACGAAGCGCGTCAGGTATTTGGCCAGTTGCAACGCGAAGGTCGTCTTGCCGCTGCCCGACTTGCCGAAGATCAGCCACGACCCTTTCAGTTCGGGACACCCGAGCGACGCCTTGAAAGGCCCGTCGAACGGCGCCGGAGTGAATTTCGCATCTGCAACGTTTTTATTGCTTATGGCTCGGGGCATACTCTCTGACCTGCGCGTTTATTCCATGTTGCGTGGACAGCATCGAGGCGGTTCGGGCGGCTTCCGCACGATCCAGGAAAATCCGGGCGTCCTGCGCCCGGTTCGTCCACTCCGCCTGCACCGTCCCGTTGGCATACCTCCGCGGACACCCTTTGACCAGATACCACAGGCGATTCGTATCGACTACAACGACCCACATATTCGAACACCGTTTAATCATTGTTTGAAAGCTGTTTTTTCTCTGCATGCACACGCCGCTTGACCCGGCGCAGGTCGCACTCGCTGTCGTCGATGATTTCCTCGATCGTAGCCCGATCCGTAATTCCGTTCGCCACGCAGACCGCCGCGATGTCCTCGCCGTTCACTACAGGCATCGGGATGAACTTTCGCCCCACGCGCGAATAGATTTCCTTGTACCCCTTGCGGTTGGCCTTCACCCCGCGCGTGATGCGCTTCTTGAGGTAGTCCGTGGCGCAGATGATGATCCCGCAATGATCCTCCAGCTTGTTGTAGAGCGAAATGAAGAAGTAGAGCACCTGGTCGCTCAGCTTGTCGGCCTCGTCCAGTATGATGATCGGCGTGGCCTTGCGCTTGAGCGTCAGGATCGCCTCCGACATCATCTCGGCGACCGTGCTCCCCGTGGCCTCGACGCCCATCGCCTGCAGCAGCTCCGTGAGGAACTGCTTGCGGTTCCAGTACTCCGAGCACGACAGCGCGAACACATCGCGGTGGTGACGGGCGTAGTATTCGATCGCCTGCGACTTCCCGCACCCGGCATCGCCCGTCACGGCCAGCACCAGCGCACTCTCCTGGGCATCGGCAAGCAGCTTGTACATCCTCTTGTAACCCTCGGTCTGGACGATGACCCATTGCCGGGCATCGTAGCCGATCTGCGCGGCGACATTGCGCCACATCTCCTCGGTGATGAGATCCCAGTTGCCGTTGAGCATCTGAGAAAGCGTCGCAGGGCTGACGCCCTTGAGCGTCGCGGCCGCCTTGTTCTGACTGCCCTTGTTCTCGCAGTACTCCTTCAGACGGGCGGCGATGGCTTGTTTTTCGGTAGTTTTCATATTAGTAGAGATTAAATATCGACTCTTCTTTCCTGGCTGAAGGCGTCGGGACGACATCTTCGGCCGTTTTGACTTCTAGGGCGCTTATGTCTCCGAGAGCCAGGCGCCGGGCGTTCCGCTGGTCTTTGTGCTGACCGCGGGAATCACACAGAAGCGCCCGGGCCAGCGTGTTGTCCAGTTGCGGGTTATGGGTGAACAACTGTTCGGTACATTCGCCCGCAGCGGCGATCTGCCCCTTGATATAACCTTCGAGCTGCCTGTTGTGCTGTTGTATCCGGGCAAGCTGGACGGCATCCCCCTCGGTACGCTCCGCCAGCGCCATAGGCTGCACGTACTTGCTTTCGAGCAGGAACCGCAGCGTCCCGTCGTCATTGACGGCGAGCACATGGTCGAGGTTGTCCGGATCGTATTTCACGTTCCAGCGCACGTGTGCGTATTGGCGGAACCGCGGATCGAAGCAGTCGTAGGAACAGCGGGCGCCGAGCAGCTTCACGTTCAAACCCGAGCCCTCGAGGGCGTTCTTGTAGCCCGTTTCTGCTCCGAAATTCAGAAGGTACTGCTCCAGCGGAAGCTCCAGACGCCGTTCGGCAGGAACCGCGGCCCACAATTTCAGATACTCCTCGCGCTTGGCGGCACGTTCCGAGGCGATGATCTGCTCGATCTGCGCACGGCAGCCGGCCTCGTCGGGGAACTCTTTGCGACGCAGATTCAGCGCGTCGATGTTCGGCTGACGATCCTTGTCCGAGGTGATACCGAACCCCGACCAGTTCCGGCAATATTGGCAGTAGGTTTCGTTCAGATATTTGAAATACCGCTCGACAGGCTTCGATTTCGCATTGCCGACTTGGGCGGGTGTAACCTTGTCGCCGACGACCTGGTAGAACGGAAGCATCGTTTTTAGCGCATAGCGGTCGCTCTGCACCTGGTTCGAACGGTAGCGCCGACCGAACAGCTCGGCCGTATGGTTCACGGCGTTTTTCAGCGCCTCTTTGGTCAGGGAGGGTTCCTCCTGGCTGCCGATGGCATAGCCGATCGGATAATTCTCGCACGGGTCGAGAACGACGACGATCGAGAGGCGGTTCGAATAGGTGGTCGTGTTATAACCCCGTTTGTCGGTTCCGGTTTTCTGAAAGTACAGCTCCACATCCCAGCCGTCGAGGCTCCACATGTAAAGCGGAAGAGACGGCCGACGACGTTTCACCTGCATCGAAAGGTGATTGCGGAACTCGGAAGCCCCCAAGCGTCCTGCGGCAGTCTCCAGCCCCCAGCGCTTCGCCCAGGTCTCGATGATGGCCGTGCGGCCGATCGTTCCCCAGTTCATCCGCTCGGCAACGGTATTGTACATGTTGGCGATCTGCTGAAAGTTCAGGTTTTGAGAATCCGCCATCAATGTTTTTAACAGTGACTGCTGCTCCTCCGTGCGGACGACAGCGGCATTCCGCGTCCCGAATTTTCCCGTGACGAGCACCTCGTAATTGGGTTTGCCACCCTGGAAGAACTGGTTGAACTTCTCCTGCAGACGCCGCGGGTTCTCCGGCAGCGAATGGGGGTATCTGTCCCCGATGCGCCGCAGCGCCTTCGCGGCGTTCGCCCAAAAGGTCGCCTTCTTGATGCGGGGGTGGCCTTGGCGGAGGCGCTGCGAGTCGGCCTTGGCGATCCGCTGACGGAACGCCTCCAGGATCGCGGCGTTGTTCGAATACTCCTGCTGCTTGGTGAAGCTCAGACCACGGGCCCCCTCGACCTTATACTCGGCATAGAAGTTCATGGCGAAGCCGTCCGGCTCGATCAGGTCGAGGAACTCCCGGCTCGCGGCCTGTTCCTGCAGATCCGGATGCGTCTTGTAGAGCGCGTTCTGGTATTTTACAGGAAGGCTATCAACGGCGAACAACGCTGGAGTCCCGATGCAGGCCCGGCGGACTTGCTCGATTTTACCGCGCTGAGTCATGTGTTGCAATGCTCGGATGGTTGCAATACCATCGAGGTCGTCATACGTTGCACATAACCTATTGTTGTAAACTTCCATTCTTCAACCTTTTGTTTTTGCTCCCGTGCCGGTATCGCTCCGGAGTAACGCCTTCGCATTCACGGGAAAATCGCTATATTTGTGCTGTCCAACTACAAACCTTTAGCGATTTATGGATAAATCAGAAATTCTTTCGTTTATCGGTGGGCTGCCCGAATCCTCCCTGCTGGCTTGCCAGCTCTTCGATGTTTGTATCGACGAAGCCCTGAATGTTCGCATAGTCCGCAACGGGATCGAGATCGAACGCTCCGCGCAGGAGATTGCAGCGGATGCTGCCGGAAATTGTCAAGTGCTTCTAAACAACATTCGGTCAGACGTGTCTTTAATTTTTCGCGGAGTGAGCGTAAATCAATATCTTCCCCAGCGGGAGAAACTACGATCTCAACTCGACCGATTAATTGCTCAATGTTCAGAATAACCTTGTTTTTGCTCATTGATATAGATTTTAGGATTGTTTCCCTGCTTGTTTAAAAGTCACCATGACCGCGAAGCAACTGCCCGCAAAGTTCGCCGTGATAAGGAGCAGCGGCCATAGCTGCAGGAATTCTGCATAACCACAGAGAACCATCAGCGACAGACACCACCACAGCCCGACCAGCTTGCATCTCACGGGCAGGGCAATGAACTCACGCCCCAGCAGCCGGATCATCCAGTATTTCAAAAAGCGCTTCATGTCCGTCGTGTTATTCTGCCGCTGAGGTCAGGTTCTCGATTACGTCGCCCGCGGCCGTCATCGCTTCGTCGAGGTATTCGATCACCGTCTGGGCGCGGTCACCTTTTTCGCCGTCCTGGAAGGCCTCCGGCATGTTGTTGTAGTACTCCTCCTCTTCGGTGCGGAGCTCTTCGATTCCCTGCTTGATTCCCTCCGTCTTCTCGATAAGTTCCCGGAGGTTTTTTCTGCGCGTGTTGTTCATGACTTTATTGCTTATAGATTCGTGTCGGTTGGACTACTCCGCCTCGGTCGATGGCCAGCTTGCGGATTTTTCGTGCCAGAGGGGTATTCGTTTGACCGCTCAATGCCTCCCTCACGGTCTTACGGGCTATCCCGAGCAATTGCGCCAGCTTGTTGATCTCGCCGTGCATTACAAGTACTTTTGCCATAAATTCAATTATTTTCGTATATTTGTCGCAAATGTTCCGTTTGGAACTTCGAGGCAAAGATAAGGGATAATTATCCCCTTTGCAAATAAAATGGTGATAATTTTCAACTACTATGAGCGGAATTTTACCGAGAATTGAGAAAATAGCACAAAATGAAGGGATTACAATAGGCGCTCTTGAGAGGTCTATTGGAGCAAGCAAAGGTGTCTTATCTCGAGCCATTGCGAATAGGACGGATATTCAATCAAAATGGCTACAATCTTTGGTTGAAAATTATCCCCAATATTCTGCAAGCTGGCTTTTGTCCGGTGCAGGAAATATGCTGAATACTGGCGCACGTGATGCATCGTTTTCAGAGCAGCCCCGTGGAGTCCCTTTTTATGACGTGGATTTCTGCGGAGGCTTTGATATGATGCTGAACGACCAGACAGCGGTTCCAACAGGGTATATAGACTTCCCCCAATACAACAAAGCCGACAGTTGGGCGCGAATTACCGGGCACTCGATGGAGCCGTTAATCAGTAATGGAGATATTATTGCCTTACGAAGGGTCGAGGATTGGCAGTCTTATATTTTATACGGCGAGATATATGGCATCATGACCGATGAATATCGGACTGTCAAGCGCGTCCGTAAAACACAAGACCCGAACAAAATTTTACTGGAACCTATCAATAAAGATTTTGATCCGACAGAACTGGAGAAGAAATTGATCACAGGGGTTTGGGCGGTACTTGGATGTGCAAAAAAATTTTTCTGAAAATTGGGGTAAAAGAGGCTAAAAAGCGTGCAGAAATTTATTTTGCACGCTTTTTTTGTGCCGATATGGGTGATTTACCTTGATTATAAGCTAAATGCAGCCGTGAAGCGACGCCCGAAACCCCTCAAATAGTGGTATTATAGGGGGGCTTACTGCCTCGAAACCCCGCAATTTAACATTCGATTATGGGATTATAGGGATTTGAATCTCTGAAAAATGGGCATCCATTTGGGCATCCATTAGGGCATCCATAGCGTTTTTTAGGCTTTTTTTCGTCAAATTCAGATGTACAATTTTTGCGAATGAGGGATTATCGGGGGCCGAAATCCGGATGCCCCATGTGGTGCGAAGACAAGAAGATGGAATTAGCCCGTTTTCGGCCGATTTCGCGGCCTCACGCCTTTGTAGCGGGGTGTAGACATGAAAAAGGGCACGCAGTACAACTACGCGCCCAGTAAAATCCCATCAGAATCCAAGTATCGCCGCGAGCTGCGGCCCCAAAATACAAGCTCAATACAAGCAAATCCAAGTAAATGTACAACTGAAATCGAGCGCCAAAATTTGACGCGCTCCTCTAACTCGCTGCATTACCGCGCCTTACGCCGCTATCCCTGCTATGTCTTTTTGTACATTTGAATCTGGCGCCCACA